TTTGCAGCTTTATCATCTGGACTTAATTTTAAATATCTGTCTACTAAGAATTCTGAATCAAAATAATATTCTTCTTCCATTGTTTCTGGATTTGTTTCAACTAATGAATCTTTTATAGAACTAATAAATTCTACTCTACGTTCCATGATTTCCATTTGTTTTAATTCAGCAAACATATTCTCTTCAATGAATTGTAAAGATATTTGAGTTTTAAATGCTGGATCATTTTCAAATTCAGGAAATTTTAAACACATTTGAATATACAAAGGCTTTACTAAAATTTCTTGGAATGTAGATCTTAATCTATTAATAAATTTACCAAACTTAATTTCATCTCTAATCATACCATCAGCGGCTAGATTGAAATCTCCTCCACCGTCTTCATACATAAATCTATTAAATGGTATCTTAGAAACGTGCTTTAATTTATCTGAAAAGTATTTAAGAGCTTCTGTGTCTGATAATTCAGGACCTTCTCCTCCAAGTGTTTCAATTTCTGGTTGTTCGCCATCTTTACTTGGTAGCCAATATTCTTTATTAAATTGTAGCATTGGTTTACCGTCAGTATGCATACTTCCAGATTCCCAATCAAAATCGACAACCTCTTTATAGTTATTCATTAACTGCGCAAGTGATTGTTTTGCTCTTGTTTTAGATTTACCTCCAACTGGAATAATAAATTTCATTCTATATGAAGAATTAGTAACTGCCCAAATTACTCTGGTGTGTTCCATAATTCTCATTAAATTAAATGATCTTATAAGTCTCTCTAAGTAACTTACTCTAGATGCTGTGGTAATTGATGAATAAGAGATATAAATGATCTGAGCGTCATACAGTGTTCTCTCTTTAACTGGATCGTCTTTGAATTGAGTCCATACTTTTTTACCATCAGTTTTATTATAACCTGGAATCAATGTAATAGGATCAATTTCTTTAAATCCAATAATCTCAGTTTGATCTGGGCTATATATAATTTCAAATGATAAATATCCATCAACTAAAAACTTTCTAAAGAAATACCAAGCAGACTGATCTTGATTAAATCCAAAATATTGGTAAATATCTCGATATGCTTTATTTAAATATTTTTGAACATCTTCACTAACTTCCATTCCTATAAGTTCTGGGTTTGCGAAAAAGTTTTTATTATCATAAACAACTGATTCGTCACAAAGAATGTCTAAAATATCTTCTATCTCATCATAAGTTGAAAATGCTCTTAATTCATTACGTTTACTTTCGTATGCTTGATCAAAGAATGGTATATTCTTACGCATATTAGTGTCAGACATTGAAAGAGCCGCAAAAGCGCCATACATATCATCTGAGTCTAATCCCATTTGATTCATTTGACCAAAACCTATTGCGTCTTCAATTGGACCTATTGCCTGTGATTGCCTAAGCACTAAATCATCATAATACATTCCGAAAGAGCTTAGCTTTTTTAGCTGATCTCTCAGTGTAAATGATTTTTTATTGTAGCTTAATGGTCCATTTCTATCTACGAATCCTGCCATTATAATATAATATTAATTTTGTTTATATATTCTTTTTTTATTTCTTAGAAAACAATCTTCTAATTTGCTTCATTGTAACCCCATTTAAATCAATAAAATCACATAGTACTATCTCTGGCCATTTAGAATAACTAACAACTGCTTGTTTTTGTTTTCTACTTGGTTTATATTGTCTGATAGCAAAATCGCATCCAGATCTTTCTAAATACGATTTCATACCATCGTATGTTACTCTTAATCCTCCTTGTGTTTCTGCGTTATAATATTTTACACCTTTTGAATTACTTTTTATCTGACCTTCTAATTTACTGTATAAATCATCTAATAGATCTTCTTTAACTCTATTTGGTAATAAATTTAAATTAACTCCTAAATCGTTATTATTATCCAATTGTTCTAATGCTAGTACTACTGGGTTTTTATCAAAAAACTCTAGATCCGGTGTAATAGGGTCATATTCAAATATGTATATTTTTCCGGGTTGAAATCTTTTGTTAACATAAGCCGCTTCTTTTACACTTCTATTACTAACGCCGTCGTTAAACCATTGTTCAGCAGCCTTTCTAGCAGCTCTTTTACTACCAGCGTCTTTTATTAACTCTCTTATTTGCTTTTTAACGTAACCCATTTAATATAGTGTCTTCTGTTAATACTATAAAGTTCCAATTACGACCTTCACAATATTCTTTAGCAGCATTGTATTTATCCATGTTTTTAACATATTGTTCTGCCAGAAATTTATAAGATTTTATAGCTTTTTTTGAATTTTTCTTAGGAGGTTCTGGTTTTTGAATTTGTGCCTTTGGTTTAATTTCAACTAAATATTCTTTATTAGAATTATCTTGTTGTTTTTGTTTAAAATAAAAATCAGGATAATATTTACGTGCCTTATTATCTTGCCTTGACCAATATTTAATTTCAACAGGCTCACTTGACCAGCTTAATACTTTATCATTCATGTCACACCAGATACAGAATTTGCGCTCCCATGAGCTTCTGTATATAATCGGAGTTGGTCCGATATATTTCTCAGGAAAGTTAGGAATAAAATAACCTTGATTAAATCCTGAGTTTTTAGTTGGTTTAACATTCTTTATTGACATGTTATATTGTATAGATTCCAGACTGTTCTCCTCCTTTATCAGATCCGTATCCATCAATTGATATAGTTCCTTTATATTTTTGTGGATGAATTTTATTCCAACCTTTGGCGTATCCTCTTTTTGCGATTTCTGTAAAATAAGCAAATGCGTTAGGGTATTTTGGATTAAAGTTTCTCCAATATTTAAGAAGATCTAAAATAGCAAACTGAAGGCAGTCATGTCTATCATCTTCATTAACATATCTCATCTTGTTTATTGCTTTTTCAGCAAGTAGAAGAAGCATCTTCTCCGCGGTCGGCGTAAGTGAGTCTTGTTCTTTTGAAAGACTCATTTCTGCGTGAAAGTCTTTGTTGTTAAGGTAATTCTTTTTACGTGGCACTATTTATAATTTAATTTATTTAAAGGTTATACAGTAAAAATGAAATTTGTTTATTAATAAAAAAAGGGAACTTTCGTTCCCTTCGTTAGAGTAATATGTAATCTTAATTACTTCTTTAACTCTGCAATTTTATTTTTCCAATCTGATATCTCTTTATTAATTAATATATCAGCAGCTTTTATTTCAGAAATTGATTTGTCAGCCTCTGCTAATAAACCTCTTTGATCTTTTAAAAATGTTACTATATCTTCGTATGATTCTATTTTTGCGTTTATGTCTGCCATTGTTTTAGATTCTCCTTCTAATAAATCTAATAAAAAGGAAGATGCATCTAATTTAGTTTCTTCAGATACTATATTAAGTGCTATGTTTGCAGAATCGGCTTTAAAAAATCTTGCAATTTTTGTTTCTGAATTAAATCTAGAAACATATACTGTTTCATTTATTTTAAATAAATCAACATTAATGTTTTTATTATTAAATGAAGCTACAAAATCTAAAACTATAAAGTTTTCAATTAGATTTGGTAAAGATTCAAATAGATCAGATTTATTCTTATTATTATATCTTACTAAACCTGCTTGTAAAACGTGGTTTGTAAAAGAACCATTTATTTCAATTCCATTAACCTTAAAAATATTTTCTTTGATAAGATATTCAAATTGAGAAGATCCGTTGTACCAATTTATTTTATTAGCTAAGAAGTCAAACGATTCAAATGCATTGATTGCGCTTTTTAAAGTATTACTTATGTGTTCAGTTTCTGTTAAAATATCATTATTTAATTTAAAAGTTCTACCATTAATATAAAATGTTGAAGAATTTTTGTCTTTAAAAAATGGAGATAATATATTTGTTTTCATCGCTTGTTTATTTTTTAGTAAGTTACATTACTATTAGAATGCCCTACAATATACCAAAAATCTTGATAGTATTTGATACTTATTGCTCCTCCTGCTAAAATCTCAATTGACTGAGGTCCTTCAAAATTAGAAGTATCTATTTGAATAGAACCGTTTGCTGCTATAATAACTGATTCTTGCCCTACTGTTCCAGAAGAAAGAACTAATGGAGATTGTTGTTGATTAGCATCAATAATCATTGGTGTTGAATTAGAACTTCCAGCGTTTGGAATATATGTATCGCTTGCGTTAAATGAAGTGTCTGCTGCAAAATTGCTATTATTTTGAGAGGGCTTAGATGTTAATGTAGAATCTATAACCATTGTAGTATCTCCCCTGTTTGTAGACATTGTTTCATCTTCTAAACTTCCTTT